CCTCATTTATTTGCTGAACCCTAAACGGCGTGGCCAGTTTAGACTAGGCCACTAGCGCAATATTTTAATAAGCGCTTTGTGTTGCAGCCGCACTTCCAACTAAGGAAATGAGACCACACAAGGTGAATGTGACGGTCGCTGAAACTCCATAAACATACCAGTTTGTGGAAGATTTGGCGGCCTCGATGGAAGGATAGAAAACCAGGGAAGAGCCTGTGTACAGAACATACATCGTGAAACCATCGTCGAGAACCTGAGGGATCAGTGTCGAGTTAGGCTTTGCACTCATTAAAGTGCTGGCCGTTACGTTGACCCAAGCTGGATTCACGAGAATGGTTGACGACAGCTGGGTGACGAATTTGTAAATATCACCTGGAGCAGCTCCGCTAGGCATTACCGGGGGGGTTCCATCCGGATTACTTCCTGCAGTTAATAAACTAATTGCAGTGGAAGTGTTAACAACAGCAGTCGAAATTCCTACTGTTATGTAGTTGAACAATGCACGCGTAACTGGCAAAACACCAGCACGCGGGTTAATTGACATCTCCTTAAAAGATATGTCATAATCCATAATAATATATCCGGGCGAATTGGCCGAATTAGTCTTACTAAAGAGGAAAATCGACCCATCAGTTTCCTCGTTTAAGTCTGACGACATGCCGTAGTCAGTTGAATTCCAACTGCCGACGGGTCTAACCATCACTGAGTGGTTCATCCACTGAGGTCCAATCAACGTGTTCGGATCGGACAAGACATAAGGTAAGAAACTATTGTTTGATGAGTCAATAAATGGACCATTGCGGTCCTTCTCATAGTAAAACATCACATCCCCTGCCTGAGTCGTAGGCGAGCTGGTTATATAATGGAATGCGATTCTATTAATTTTGAATTTATTAAACATTTGTGCAAAGTTCTTTACTGCGCTGGTAACTAGCACAGCTGGGCTGAGTGGCATACCTCCTACAAGAGCCCAAGAAGTAACAGCCGCTGTAGTTGCTTTGCATTCAAAGCAAAAATCACGACCCACAACCCGTGTGCCATTTGCAGTTTGAATTACATTTGGCTGGGATCCAAGGATACTGTTACCGATTGCCACAGGAGCTGTGTTAACTCTAGTGACCGGCCCCATTGTTGTCTGAGGCCTCGTTTTAGGTTTTGTCTTTTTATTTTTATTATTTTTCATATTTTTATTTTGTTTTCGTGCTGTTTTAACTTTTGTCATTTTTATCATCCCTACCCTACCTACGCTATCTAAGTGTATAAATATGACTAAAATCTATTTTTATGAAATCGGCGAACTCGGAAATTAGTTCGTCCGCTGGCAACATACTCAGTCGAGTTTGGCTGTTGATCTATACCGAATGGGAGATACACAGTTTCCCGGATCGATCCCTGGTCGGCGGCGCAGAAAGGATGTTCGCCATCAACTTCTCGCTTCTCCTCAACATTCTTCTTAACGTGAGAAGGTTTATCTCTCTCAGCTTGTTCTCTCTTCTTCCGTTCACGCTCGCGAACTCTTGATGGATTGATAATATCCAACCAATCATCGAATAAGCCCATTGTTTTCGTATTTTTGTTATTTTTAGTTTTTCGATTCAAAAACGCTTCCTCCAACAGTCCCAAAGGGTTATGAGCCGCAAGAGGGAGAGCTCCAATGAGTCTAGGAATAATTGGCAAATACGCCCAATCCGTCGCTTGAGTCTTTCGGAAATACTCTCTATCAGCCTGATCATTGCAGCTGAGATCTCCGTTACACAGCGCATAAGCTGTATCGTGATCGCGAGAATACTCACCGAGACGGCCGCGAGGCTTAGACTTGCCATTAGCCACACTACTTTGAAACTTTCCATCTGAGTAATACGGTCCAGTATACCCATCAGTATATGGAAGGAACCAATCTGACATTTTCTTTTCGACCTACCCCTACCCTAATATACACACACGCAACCGACAAAAGTGGATGCTTTTAACGTCATCCCAAGACATAAACATCCTACTCTAAGCCGGCCACGTTGTGCTGTAGCTCAAACTTGTCTTTGAGGTATTTCAAAGGAAAGTCCATAGGATTTAACCGATGGAAATGTAGGTATGCGTTGTAGAAGAATTCAAATTCCCCCCTCTCACTCCAACAATGATTGATCATGTGGCTGCAGAGAGCTTGTCTGAGACTAGAGTCCTCAGTGTAGATTAAATTCATAATATGTTTCGTGAATCGGACAGGCTTGTAAGTCCAGTTGCGTCCATTGAATCTGAGGTAGTGGCTGAAGTACTCAACACCATTGAATCCTGGGTGTTTTTCCGCTTCTCCCACTTCAACTCCAAGACTCTCACAGAGCTCTTTGTACTTGCTGTCCCATTGTTCACGATGCTCCGGCGGGACGTAAGACAATGTGTCATCACCGCCTGCCGCAAAAATGAATTTCATAATCTGCTCATTCTTTAGACCTAATCGTATGGCCACAATAATATCCGTCAGCTGTTGGTTAATCGAGTTCATAT